AGCAGTTTGGTTCATGGCTATCGTGTCTTCCTGCCCCTCAAAGAGCTTGGCATCAACGCCACCGGAAGCCGTAAGGTACTTGTTGTACCCCCTGCCAATCTTCTCTCCCACCACCGTGTTACCAAGGTAGTTAAACGCCAAGCCGAAGGCGTTGTTTGTACCACGAGCAAGGGCCGAGATGCCGTCACCTAGAACGGGAGTTGCACCAATGCCTCTTGCCACACCGCCCACCACGGGCAGGGCCATGTCAAAGCCAAGGCTAAAGACCCCCGCTTCTACACCGCTGCGAAGTTTGTTGCGAAGCTTGCGCCCACCCTCTGCGCTGCCTGACAGATTGAGGTCCTCTTCGGTCTTTAAGAAATCGGGAAACACATCAAAGGAGTCCGACAATGTAGCGCGACCATCGGGCGTTATTAGAGTTTCATACCCAACCGCAGCCAGTGCCGTTGTTCCAGCCAACCTCGTTCTATTTTTAAGCATAGCACGACCCGCTGCGCTATCACCAAACGACTCTGCCGACTTTAGAAACCTGCTCTTCGACGGCCTAGCAATGCGCCCTGCCTTAGCAACAGAACCCGCACGACCAAGCCAGCCAGCAATAGGAATAAACCCCAAGCCAAAGGCCACAATCTCCTCGGTGATTTCTCCCGCAGCGGTGTTAGGATTGAGGTCGTTATTTTTCTTAAACTCTTCAAAGGATTCTGTCACACCACGAGAGTAGTTAGAACCTATGGATGCATCTATGCCAGCGGCCCCGATCTCCAACAACCCTTGGGCCATTGTTACAGGAGCGGCCTTGATGCCACGACCTATTCCGGTGAAGGCAGATTCGGTCATGCCCTTCTGGATAGAAAGAGCTTGGTCCTTTAGGTCTAGGGCCAAGTCTTCATCTCCGGCGTCAAACGCAGCGTTCGATTGAGACCGTAGGGTTTCAAACTCTCTGGCTTGCAGGGCGTCAGCCTTTAAGTTCGCTGCTCTTTCTTCGTCACCAGCATCAAACGCTGCATTCGAAGCCCGTCTTAATTCTTCAAAAGTAGCCATAGTTTAATCCTACTAAATCTTAAAGTCGCCGCTATCTTCTTGACCACCATCCGTAGCACCAGAACCTGTCCGACCATAGTACAGATTATATCTGTTGATCTGTTCCTGAGTATAGTTGGCTTTACGTGCTTCTAGCTCAAAGAGTTCTAGGAGAGTGATGTCTTTAGGTTTATCAAAAGCGACATCAGCATAGCCCTTTTCCGCTAAATCATAAATAGAGTTTAAACCCTTGTGCTCTCCCATAGTGGTGTAGCCTATAAGTTTTAACTTCTCTCTATACGAGGCTAAATTTTTATTAGCACTTAATCGTGCGTCAATTAAATCAAGTTGAGTTTGTTTGGCTCGGCCTTCTTTATCAAGGTCTAACTGCGCTGCGTCACGTTTCGCGATGCGGTCTGCAGCCAACTCAAAGCCTTTGAGACCGATGGTGTCATCACGCTTCTTGCGGGTGGTGCGGTCTTGGATCGCGGCCTTAGCACCGATCTGCAAAGCACCACCGATATTGGTCAGGGCATTCGAAGACTTGCCCGACATTAACGCCGCACCCATAAGCATGAACAACTCGCCCTTACGCGCAGCCTTGTCCTCGTCCGACTCTCCAAGCAGGCTCTTGAGCAGCTTTACATAATCCTTGGTTAAGTCTCCAATGCTGCCGTCACCACCAAAGCCTTGGCCCAAGCCTGCCTCTGCGCCTGACGTAGTAATTTTTTCCTTAATCGCTGGTGTAATTGTAGGGGTCACAGGAGGTGAGACAACCTTTCTGTCTCCTTCCTCTTCCATTTCTACCTGACGCTGGTCTTGTTCGTTGGTAGCCCTTTCTGCAGAAAGTTCTTTCAACAAATCCTCAGCCGAGTCTTGCGTATCATCAGTGATCAGTACGCCATCGGCGTTACGACGAAAGCTTGGAGGACGAGTTGAACTTTCTTTGGCTGTTCCAGACTCAACTTGACCGGAGTAATCTGGATTATCACCCAACACATCATCACCAAAACCAAGTATAGCTCCTCCCACTTCGGTTGCAGTTTTTGCAATAGGAACTGCTGGTTTAAGAGGGTCTGCACTTACAGTCCCTGCTCCTTCAGAGTCGGCTTCAATCTTAACGTCTACTTCGCTGCCGTCCCCAGTAAAACCTTTTCCAGCTATTCTATATGGACCCGCTTCGTTCCGCGCATCCATTGCAGCTATTGCAGCTTCATTGCCAAGAGCCTGAACAGCATCTTCGGAGGAGGCGATTGCTTTTCCAACTCTTTTTTGAACAGCTTTAGCAGTAGCCGCTTGAGACTGTTCAATCGCGCTATTAATTTTTCCCTGTATCTCTGGGTTTAAGAAAAACTCAGTGATGTAGTCTCCGGCAGTTTCAAAAATGCTACCTTCTTCCCCTGATCCCTGCAACTCTTCGGCAGACGATACTGTCGGCTCCTGCATTTTATTTAACGCTTGTAGCTTTAAAACTCTTTCGCGCTCTGCTTGTAGAAGACGCTCTGCTTCAACGTCAGGCATAGGCGTGGGCGCAGCCCTTGACCCACCATCAGTAACTGATTGCAACTCTTCGGCAGGCGTTACTGTCGGCTCCTGCATTTTATTTAATGCTTGCAACTTTAAAACTTTTAAACGCTCTGCCCGTATAAGACGCTCTGCTGCATCATCAACTTCTGTTGGAACAGCCTTCGCTATGCCCGACTCCAACGGAACACTAAACGCCTTGCGTGTGTCCGCTGCATCTTGTGCTATTCTTCCAGACTCGGCTATATCGGCCCGTTGCTGCGCAATCTCTTCCCGTCTTAACGTGTTCCTAAGTGTTTCTTGATTACGTGCTGTCTGTGACGGAGACAACTCACCGCTGAAAGGATCACCTTTAATAAGAGACTCTATATATCTTTGAGAATTTATCATTCTCAGATCATCATCGGACTCAGCGTACCTTTTACCAAGAGTACCTCCGGGTTGTCCCTGTGCATTGTTAGGCGCTAGGCTTTCAATTAAAGCAGCCTCCGATCTTTTTGCATCAGATTCTCTAGTTTTTCGGACAGTCTCAATATCCACCCCGTTTATAGACGCAAGGTTATCTTGTGTAGACGCTGTGGGAGAACTGATTTCAGCGGTGTCTGGAGGAATAGGAACAGGGGCTAAGTCAGGGGCTGCAGCACGATCTGTTGCGCGTTGCTCCCGAAGTCTATTAACCCTAGTTCCAACCACCTCATCTCCGGGTCGTGCGTTAGCTACAAGACTGCTAAAGCCCTCAGAAATAACCATTTCAACAGGAGAAACCATACGAGCGTTAGCCATAACCTCGGGAACAGCGTTGTTTAGTTTCTCAAGAGTGGCAGAACTAATCCGCAGATACTCACCTTCAGCCGTAAGACCCGGAACATTAATAATATAGTCCGGTAAATCAGCCCCGCCGCCGTTGGCAAACGTCATGGCTGTTTCCTGTAGCTCCGGTGACGAGCTAAGAATGCCACCCATCTGAGCCAGCCTGTTTCGAGAATCACGGTTCTTGAACATGTTCCGGTTTAATACGTTCATGACGAACCTCCTAGTTAAACATGCCTGACTGTTGCAAGCCGTACAGACCTAAGCCAAGGCCACCGATCTGAGAGATTGCACTCGGGCTTGGTTGCTGTTGCTGCGAGAATGTCTGCTGCGCCGTGGGCATGCCCTGATAAATGTCCGAGTAGAACCCAAGCTGCTGATACGGAGACATAACATTCTGGTATTGATTTTGACGGGTAGCGTCCAGAATGGCTTGCTGTTGCGTCTGCTCTTGACCGCCTATTGTACTAAGCATGTTGATGTCTTTAAACCCAAGACCCTGAGTTGCCTCGCCAAGCTGTGCTTGGTTCATGCCCAAGGACCCAAGCCCTTGACCCAACGAACCGTACTGTCCAGCCATGCCAATACCCAACTGCCCTGAAGCCTGTCCACCTTGAATACCCATTTGCGCACCCGACAATGCGGCCCGTTGCTGACGGCCCATAGCCTGTTCATACGCTCCTTGCGCACGTCTTGCAGCACTCTCGTAACCAGCCTGACGCATGCCAGCCGCAGTGCGACCTTGCTGGTTTAAAATACTTTCATCCAACTGACCCTGACGAACGGCCTGACGAGACCCGCCCATCGCTCCAGCACCAGTAGCCTGAGCGTCAATGCCAGCACGTTGCTGCTCACCCTGACGGCGAATGTCCGTCATGGCTTGCTGAACAGCCTGATCCTCATACGGGTCCATAAACTGTTGAATGCCACTCGGGTCAAACTGTGCGCCCGTTCCTGCAAGGTCCGAGTACCCCTGACCGACAGCGCCCTGAATGCCGCTGATTGCTTGGTTAGTTCGACCAAGAGCGCCTGCACCCCCGTACATGGTGCCGATGCCAGCGCCCAATGTGTTAGCTCCCGCCTGTAACATGGGGGCATACGACCCCAGCCCAGACGATGTAAGGTTCGAGGCTTGTTGCTGCAGAGGACTTCGACCCGCAACATTATACTCTGGCAAAACAAACCCAGCGTCTTTGCCTAACCCTTGCGCCCGTGTAAGTATTTCTTCTTGATACTTGCGAAGGTAGTCAGGAATTTCGGTCCTGCTAATCTGTGTTACAGTTTCAACCATTTTTAAATTCCTGCATATTTTTAAATAGCTTGGCGGCTACCGCTCCTCGGGTGCCATTGGGAGCATCCCCAATCATCTTGCCTGCCATTTCAGCGTCTCCGCCACCTATATTTCTCAAGTCCTTTAGAGACAGAACAACTTCCCCGTTTGAAAGCATAGCTTCCTGAACAGGGTTGCCGTCCTGATAGATCATTGCAGGGATATCATCACTGGTCCCTGTTCCGGGGCCTTCGATTAGACCCCCCCTTGCCGCGTATTGTGTAGGAGGGTTAATACCCACCCCATCTTCCATATTCCTGTCGTACTCGTCCCGTTCTGCTGCGGTGTCAAACCTCTTACCATCAAACCGACTAGCGTAAAGCTTGTCTAAAAACTTAGACCTATCAATGGTCGATCCATCGTATCCCTCAGAACTTCCCGTGCCTGTGTACGTAGTAGGCTGCTCTGGTTTTCCTGCCAACGCCGACAATCCAAAAGCTTGAACGAACGGGTTTGAAAAAATACCCTTCGTCGCTGTGTCAGCGCCTATAGTTCCTTTTGCAGTCAAAGGTTTTCCAATGCCAGCCTTAACCATTTGGTCACTTAAAGCTCCGCCCATTGGTGTGCCTCGAAGGGTTTCACCAATACCAAAGGCTGTGTTAGCACCGCCAGCTAAAAGCGCGTACTTAATAGCGTTCTTGGAGCTTCCGCCCCCAGCCAGCGTGCCTAACCCTGCACCAATAGCAGGGGCTAAGAACCCCGCTCCGGGGATTAAAGCCCCAGCAATACCGCCTACAATGCCGCCAATGTTAATGCCCATACCAAACCACCGCTATGAATTGCCTGCACATTATCAGGAAATCTCCAAAATACTAGCTACAACATGCAACCTGTTTGCTGTTGCAGCCGTAACCTTTAAAACTTCATCCGCTTGAACCACCAGAGGAGCCGTCAATAACTCAACCGTGCCCTTAGCTCCAACCGCCTTGTCCTTATACAAACTAAAAACGCTTGTTCCGTTGGTCAACGTTAACGTCAGAGTGTCCGCGTTGTTGCTGTCCTCTGATACAAGAATAGATTTTATAATTGCCGTAGCAAAGGGACCACACGTATAAAGTGTGGTCACGTTCGTTGTTGTCAGGTCAACCTTTGCGTTTACATATGCGTTAGCCATCAGCCCATAAACCAGCTTAGTGCAGTCGTGTCATCGTCTGCAACTTGTTGAGTGTTGTTGAACTGGTTCAAAAACACAGAGAAAGATCGAACCACCTCGTTCAAGTACTCTTGCTGGTATTCTTGAGGCGGTAACGGAAAGAATGGTACAGGGGTATTGGTAGACATTATCGTCTCCCGTCTGGTCTGATATCTACACGCGGCACACCCAATCTCCAGAGGACGTTTGCATCTGTAGATTGTAGCTTGAGCGTAAAGCTCCGCCCTCTTAATCGTGTAAAGTATTGGTTAGTGTACTGATCCACAGGCGTACTAGATGTCTTTGATATTGTATTGGTGGAACTGTTCTGATCCGCTTGGCCCGGAAAGTTCTTAGTCTCCATAATAAAATCCATAGAGGATGTGTCTACAGTTTCTCTAAAGTTAATGTCCGGAATAACCCTGCTGATAAAGGAGAACTGATTGCCCTCTGTAATAGACATGTCCCCCGATTCAATAAACGAGGTCATCGCAGAGCCGTCATCCTGTGCGCCCACCTCTTGATTAAACAAGAAGTTTGTAGTCCCCGCAGCTAAAGGCAACGAAGAAATCCCCCGATCCAACCATGCCGTTCTAGCTAGGTTTCCTATAAACCAAAGCTTCTCAAGGTAGTTGTAAACCACATACCTGTCGTTCTCGCTTGAGGCTGCAGAAGGATAAAACCACCACACCTCCGAAAAGGACACGTTAGCTCCTGCAACAATCTTATCAAACTGAGACTCGTTAATGTCATCAAACACATAGTCCCTAACAGTGCAGGGTATTCTTTGAACAGCACCCGTAAACGCATAGAACTCTGCCGAACCCATCCAGAACACCGCATCGTCCACCGCAACCGCAGCCTTCGGACTAGCGATGGTAATGTTTTCAGAAATTAGGTTTATACCAAACGTAAATGGCGGTCCAAGGAACTGCATTGCGTGGATAGAAACATCTGTAAACACCAGTATCTGTTGCCGTGTTTCTACAGCTTGAATAATCTTGGAGCCAGAGCTTATACGCAAATCACCCGCCGTATTGGTGGAGGTAGGATACCAATCAACAGGGTTTTCTTGGCTGCTAAACCGTATTAGCAACGGGTCTTGAACCCCACTGCCATCCGTTGCTGCCGATGTAGCGCCAAGACCGTCCGCGCCAAACGCAATAACATGCCTGTCTCGGTCAGACAGAAGAACCTGTGTGGCTATAGTAGGAACCGAGGTCCGTGTGCCAAGGCTCAAGGCACTATCGGTTAGAAACTTGGCCCTTGTACTTGTGCTGTTGGTTCTGTCCCAATAATAAACCCTGCCGTTTCTTTCGTTTAACAACAAGTCTTCACCAAAGTTGTCTTGTGACCAAATGCGCAGGTTTGCAGATGGAGTAATGGTTCCCGAGATTAAGGCCAAACCCCACCCTGAAAAGTTATCCCCAGTAGAAGCGTTACCCGAAGCAAGCCGTACTGCAGANCCGTNCGTATGTGTTGTAGCAGTAGTGCCCTTGTGNCCCCTAGTACAACCCGTCAAGTCGTTAGAGCTTATACCACCCACCAGAATAAGTTCCGTGCCTATCATGATAATATCGGTAGCAACAATGCCCGTGGAACTAGCNACCGTAATAGTAGTATCACTATTAGAAAGAGTGCCGCCCTCNTTNAATGTTGTGGTAAGCGCCCCTGTTGTTGTTCCGCCCCAAGCNCCTGCACCCCAACCAGTTCCAAACACAGCATCGTTTAATGCAGTGCCGATTTGGTAGGTTCCAACAACGCTACTTCCACCGTTGCCCGTGTCGCTGCCGTTAGCAGCAACAGCGGTAGCATCTAAACCCCCAGAGACAGTAATGCTTTCAATCGTAGTGAGGGTCCTTGCTGATACCTTGTATGTGTTTCCGTCTACAACATCTGTAATCTGATACTCTTGATTCAAAACATTAGCTGTTATGGTGCCACCCAGTGTGGCTGCTCCAGAAAAAGTAACAAAGTCATTAGCCACACAACCATGATTTGTATCCGTCACTGTAATTACAGCGGAGCCGTTGCTTGCAGAAAAAGTAACATCTCCCGCAGAAGTTGTTTGCCTGATAGGAGTAACGTCTTTGAAGTCCGTTCCTTGCTTAATATAAAACTTTAACTCGGTTCCAAGGCCCAGAAACTTCTCACCATTTAACGCTACAAACTCGTGCATCCCACGACATAAACCTAAAAAGGCTTTGTTAGAGTTCTTTTCCCAGCCATTAAGCTTTTCAGGATACCCAAAACGAAACCGTATCTTATCACAATTTACCCAACCGTTTTCTTCAGAGAACGGAGTAGTTTCTTTGTTAATTCCGGGTTTAAACTTTAACTTTGCTAGTGGCATAACACCCTCACGATTGTGACCCGTAAATAGTACCGTTGTTCGTCAGTGTAAAACTATTGCTGTTGGATTCAATTCCTTTGCCGCCAGCGGAGCCACCTTGACCTAACCCGTTGGCTCCGCCACTTGCTCCCCAGCCCCCACCGCCGCCAGAAGAATCCAAAGGGCCACCTGCGTCAGAACCACCCGAGCTACCCGCTCCGCCTGCGTTATTGCTTGATCCGCCAGCACCACCATGCCTACCACCACCAATATCGCCACGAGCACCGCCTGATCCGGGTAATATGTATCCGCCCTGTCCGCCTTCCGCGAAGCCTTGAAAAGTGCACGCAGCGCCGCCGCCACCAGCACCGCCGCCTGATCCTGCGCCAGAACCGTCAGGGCCTTGAGCGCCATTTGCGCCTGCGGCACCCAACGTAGGAGTTCCAGATTGACCACCGCCGCCAGCACCGCTGCCCGGACTGCCGTTGCGGGTAGATTGCCCACCGCCACCGCCGCCGCCTGCGATATATGCACCAGAGTTGTTGATAATTGTAACACCTGAAGCGGTTATGCTAATAGCGTTACCACCAGCACCAGTGGCGCTTCTGGATGATCCCTTACCAACAATATAGCCAGAGTTTTCTATGGTTGCGTTAGGCGTGTCTACAATTAACGCCGCTGCCCCTGTACTACTGGCCCATAGCCAGAAGTCGGCAGGTATAATTAAAGTTCCGCTGTTTACTAAAAAGCTAGATGTTGTGACATTACTTCTGTTGCTAAGGTTGTTTATCAACGTGCTTGTTGGCAAGATAACCGTACTTGCGCCGCCTACGCCAAACCCTAGTATGTCATATCCAAAAGAAGTCATTAGGCATCATTCTTTGCGTCTGTCGTGTAAAACAGTTTTATCCCTAAAAGCCTAGCATCTCCTGTTTGATCGTCTGCCGATACATCCCGCATAATCTGAAAGTATGTCTGTGTATCTACCGCAGCACTAGCAACAGTTACTGGTCCACTTACCGCAGAAACAGTCATGTCGTTAGACGTTCCGCTAAATGCTTTCGCCGTAGCTACCACGTTAGTTCCAAAGGCGGTGTTAATAGAAACATCATCGGCTATGCTTACGCCTGACAAGCCCCAAGCTACGGTGCCGTCATCCGTTCCCGTCACTGTCCAAAACGCTTGAAACGTAATGGTTCCTTCGTTCCAAGATTTGGGAAAGCACACGGTAAACTGAGCATTCTCATCGGAACTTGCATCAAAGTCTAACACCCTAAGTTCAGGGCCGTTTGACAGTTCCACCTGATCCAAACCCGAACAACCGTTCGTGGTGTTGGGAGCCATTGCACCCGCTGGAACGTAAATAGTTTCTACACCCGCAACCTTTACCGCTGCGGAGTTGTTGGTCAACGCTCCTGCAACATCACCCGCGCCAGATATGTCTAGCGTTCCCGCGTCCAACTCACCCGTAAGGGTTAGGTTACGCAGGCTTGCCACGTCCTTGTTAGCATCAGCCGTGACTGTTTTGCTGGCAACAACCGTTCCAACTGCCGCACCTGTGTCGTTGTAGTTTAACTCGTCCGCAGTCGCAGATACTACAGTGCCTGATATAGAAAAAGCATCTGTCTCCAATGTGCCATCAATATCAGCGTTCCCGCTAATGTCTAAAGTAGCCGCGTCCAACTCACCTGTGAGCGTAACATTTCTAAAACCTGTAATGTCTTTGTTGCTGTCAACTACAGCCGCTTTGCTGGCGCTAACTGTTCCAGCCGTAACACCGTCCAACTCCGAGATGCCAATAAGAGAACTAAAATCAGTGACAGCGGCTCCTGAGCCAGCGCCGTCAGCTAAAATAATNGCAGAGTTNTCCGCAAGAATAGTGACGTTGGCCCCCGACCCTTGCGTAATAGACAAAGATTGATTGGTNCTGTTCAGAATCATATAGATTCTGGCCTTGTCGTTTTGCTGCAACGTAACGGTGCATGTACCGCCCGGAGACCCTGTAAACTTTATAGCTTTGTAATGCCCGTCAGACAAAACTGACGTGGTTGACAATTCCAAAGTATATGAAGTAGCAGACAGAGCAATTGAAACAAATCCGTTCGAAGCACGGTCTATAATATCAAAGTTGTTATTGGTGCTGTCGCCCCATGTGCCAGACTCATCACCCGTTGATATTTTCTTGAGCGCGTTTGCTGCAGTGTATGTAGCCATGATGTGACCTCAGCTATAAATTTAATTGGACTATACCCATACTTCTGCTTCTAAGCAACTACGCAGCGATCTCCTCCCAGTTTGGAGACTGAGATGGCGTAATGGCAGAGAATCCTGAAGACTGGCTCGGAATAATTTGACCCCAAACAAGGACCGAACCAACGGCGCTGGTGCCAGCAACACCCGTAACCGATATGTTGTGCTTTTGTATTAAAGTTACCGAACCAACGGCGCTGGTGCCAGCAACACCCGTTACTTGAATGTCGGCTTCTACACTAACAGTGCCAACAGCACCCGTACCAGCAACACCCGTAACCGCAACGTCAGCGGGAATATTGCCAAAACCAGCAATGGAGTTGTCAGCTAGTGGGGCAAACCCTAACATCAGCTAGGCTCACTAGGCCAATCGCCACCGCTACCATCCATGTTAGGATAGTTTAGGTTGGGCCAGTTGGCGTGGGCGGTTATATCACGCAGAGCGGTGCGGTACGTTGACCATGCACTAGGTACAGCCCCGCCGCTTTCAAGCGCCTTAGTCACCACCCA